CGTGACGGCCACCTAGGTCGCCACACAAATTGTCCTCCATTTTTTTGGAGGGCATCTCCACATCCCGTGCCGTTCCCCCTGCCGCGCATAGCGAAAAAAAAGGTTTGGGAATTGTAGCACAACACAGACAAGGAATGCAAGCATGACAGCAAATTGGCGCAATATGCCTGCGGGAAACCGCGAAGCTTTAGAAATGACCCTGGATTCGCTCGGTTGGATCGGTAAAGAACACGCGGCGATTGTTGCGCTGTGTTTGGCAACCGCATCGTCGCTCGATGACGAATACACCGCGGCAAAATCATCCTCGTATCTGCAGGGCCTGCGGATGTTGCGTAACTCTGCCCCCGATGGTGCGCCGGTCGACGAACTTGAGGCGTTGCTGACTCGATGACGTTTGCGCCGACTCGTCACACGCCGACCTTGGTCGACGACTTCGAGTGCGACATCGACTGGCTGTTGGAAGGCATCGAAAAGGCGTGGCGTAAAGCGACACCCGGTTTTCAGTTTGACGATTGGCAGATTGAGTTGTTGCGCCGGGTAACCGAGTTGTTGCCGTCGGGCGAACTGCGCTGGCGATCATGCCTAATCTCAATGGGCCGTCAGAATGGTAAGTCGGAGATTGTGGGTGCGCTGGGCATCTGGGCGTTGTTGCGTAAGGCCGGAACGTACAACGTCGGGGTCGCGTCGACGGCCGAACAGGCGCGATTGGTTTATGACCGGATACAACGGGTCATTGCGTCCAACCCAGCATTAGAACGTCGAATGTCTAAACTTACGGAAACACGCGGCATCAAGTCGCTCGATGGGAGTCGATATGAAATCAAAGCAGCAAACGCTAATACTCTGCAGGGCATTCCTGTCAGCGTTGGCATTGTGGATGAAGTTCATCTGGTTGAGGCTAAAGTCTGGGATGCTCTTGCGTCGGGAACGGGTGCGCGGCCAGATACTCTCCTGGTGGGAATCACTACGGCAGGCGACGAGAACTCTGAACTACTCACCCGACTCTACGAAAACGCCAACAAAGGAATCGCCGGAGATCTAGAACGGTTTGGTGCGTGGATTTGGGAGGCATCGGATACGGTCGTGCCGGACGACGACGGCGAGCTGCTCGAACTGTTGATGGAGGCTAACCCAGCATTACAGTCAGGCCGTATCGACCCCAAGTTGTTGTTGCAGGATGTTCGTGCGCTGCCGACCGACGACATTGTCCGTTACCGACTCAACAGGTTTATTCAGTCGGGCCGTAAGACGTTTATCCCGGCGGAACTGTGGCAGAAGTGTGAGCGGTCGTTTGATGCGGTCATGCCACCTGGCGACGTTGTGTTTTCAATCGACCGGACACCGGACTGGGAACACGCGACCATCGCGGCGGCAGTCAAGGTCGACGACGTAATTCACACCGAGTTGGTTGCGTCAATCAACAAACCCACACTCGAACAACTGCTCTATATTTGCGGTCAGCTGATGTCGCATTCGCCGCGATCTATAATCGTGGATGGGTACACTTTGCGCGATTTGTACAAAGAACTAAAGACCCGTGGCTATCCGGCGGAAACGGCGACGCTGGGCGACGTGGTAAACGCATCGTCGATGTTCTATGCGCGTCTGGCCCGACGAACTCTGGTGCATGCTGGCGACCCTCTGTTGTCAATTCAAGTGCCGCGAACTGTTCGCAAGATGATTGGTGAGGGGTTCCGGGTATCGCGTCGTGACAGCGCGGTCGAGATTGACGCGGTCATGGCCACATTGTTGGCAACGTTCGGCGCGGATACTTTGCGAGAGCAAACACTTCAAGTATTCTGATTCTCTATGGAAAATCAGAATGTAGACGGCTACGCTGTACCGCAAGACCCTATGGATCTATTGCAATGCGATTCATGCCAATAGGGGATGTAACGGTTACTCGACGACGTACAACCTGAAAAGGAACGACGATCGGACTGGGGTTCGACTCCCCACATCTCCACGACACGCGCAAACCTAGATATTGCACTAGTGCAACAATGGTGTCATACTGGTACCAATGGGATTCCTAGATTTTCTAAATCCGACGCGTTTTCTTGATTACGCGGATTCATTCGTGCCCGAATTCGAGGAACGCAGTTTCGGAATTATTCCGCCGCCGCGATCTGCGACTTCGGGGGTCACAACCAACGACGCTCTGTCCTTGGCTTCCGTCTATCGTTCCGTTAGCATCATTGCCACAGCAATGAAACAGCTGGGAATCCACGTTTATCGTGACGACGCTTTAGTGACCCCCACCCCGTTGCTGATTCGTCAGCCGGACATCAAGATGACCCGTGAACTGTGGATGGAACAGACGGTCAACTCGATGGCGCTGGCCGGCAACTTTTATTGGCTAATTTCGCGTAACGGTCGCGGCGAAACCGTCAATCTTGAAGTGCTCAACCCGTTTGACGTTATGATCCAGACGGACGACTACGGCGTTGCGCTTTATTACACTTACCGCGGCGTTATCAAGTACGAATTGTCTGACGTGTATCACGGTGGGATGATGTCGGTGCCGGGAAACGCTTACAAACTCGGCCCTATCCAGTCGTGCCAGGCGGAACTGCTGAACGCCCGTGACACACGCGATTATGCGTCCGTCTGGTTTACCGATTCGGGCATCCCCAACGGTGTGCTGAAATCTGACCAGATGTTGTCACCCGACCAGGCCAGCGCGGCGAAAGATGCTTGGAACGCGACCGCCGGGGCAAAGAACGGTGTCGCCGTTCTCGGCAACGGACTGTCCTACCAGCCAATGTATTTGAACCCACGCGACTCCATGTTTATTGAGGCGCAGGGTTGGAACGTGCAACAGGTTGCCCGGTTGTTCGGCATCCCAGCCAACATGCTTATGGCATCGGTCGATGGCAACTCGATGACCTACACGAACATGGAACAAGAGCAGATGGCGTTTGTCCGGTACACGCTCTCGCAATACATTATTGAAATTGAGTCAGCCCTGACCCACCTGACGACTCGCGGAACAATGGTCAAGATGAACGTCGACTCGCTGTTGCGCAGCGACACATTGACACGTTACCAAGCACACCAAATTGCAATCGCATCCGGCTGGATGACGATTGACGAAGTCCGCGCCATCGAGGACATGCCCACACTAGGAGGAGATTTCAGTGCAGTCAGTTGAAACTCGCGAAATGGAATTTCGCGTCACCGATAAAGACAAGCGTGAAGTAACCGGCATCGCCGTACCTTACGACACGATGAACAACGGTGAGATGTTTGCCCGTGACTCGGTGACGTTAGACCCAGAGGCGAAACTGATGTGGCAACACGATCAGCGTGAACCCATTGGGCGCATTACCGAGGGCCGTCACACCGAGGCAGGATTTGAGATTCGTGCCGTCATCTCCGAAACGCAGCGCGGACTCGACGCAATCACACTTCTAGACGACGGTGTAATCAACAAGTTTTCCGTCGGGTTTGTCATGCGCGATTCCAAAATGGATGACCAGCGCAACCGTATTGTCACCGACGCATTCGTGCGTGAGGTGTCGCTAGTTTCGTTCCCGTGGTATTCAGACGCAATTGTGACTGAAGTCCGCGATAACGACACCGACCCGGAAACTCCGGACTCGGCAATTCCACAGGAGGAAACAATGGAGCCAACAACTCCCACGGATTCCGACCTCGCCGAGGTCCGCGAATCCATCCAGATGCTCGAACGCGAAGTTGCGAGCATCACCAAGGTCGAGGCTGTTGCCCCGTCCTACCGCACGACAGGCGAGTTCTTGCAGAAGCTTGCAAAGAACGACGAAACCGCAATCCGCGCTTACACAGGCGCAACGACTGGCGACTCCGTCACCGTTCCTTACGATGTTGACTTGATCCGTCTCGTTGAGGCTGCCAACCCTCTCGGACAGGTGTTCGGTCGCGGTGTTACCCCGGCTGAAGGCATGGTCATCACGTTCGCGCAGAACAAGGCAGTTGTCGACGGTACGGCCACGCAGGCAAACCAGGGCGACGACCTGGGTTACTACGAATTGCAGCTGGAGACCTCAACCGAGAACATCATCACGGTGGGCAACTACGCAGAACTGTCACGCCAAGTGATAGACAGGTCAACTGTGCCATTTCTGGACTCGGTTCTCCGTGGTCAGGCCATCGCACTCGGTAAGGCTCTCGCCAGCCAGTTGCGCACCAAGTACAAGGCAGTTGTCACCTCACAAAAGGCCGCAAACAACAAAGTCACCCTCTCGGCAAACACTTACGACGGATGGGTTGGCGCACTTGCCGACGCAGCTGCAACGTACTTCGAGGCCAACGGTGTTCAGATTGACGCGCTCATCGTCGACAAACTGACGTTCAAGCAGCTGCTCGCACTTGACGGAACCCCCGTCATCTCGTTTGCTGGTGAAAACGTCGGCGCAGTCGGCTCGGCGAACGTATCCGGACTCCGTGGATCCATTGCAGGAATCCCGATTGTTGTGGATGCATCATTGCACCCCACCAACCAGGATGAGTGTGCATTCGTGTCGTCGCTGGCTCTCCGCCAGTACACGTCCGGTGCGCTGCGCCTCTCGCAGGAAAACGCAGTCAACCTTTCTGAAGCATTCTCGCTGTCGACCTACACGGCGACTGCTGACGAGTACCCCGCGTTCATCATCCCCGTCGTCATCTAGTAACCCATGGCAGTTTACGACGACTTGAAAGCGTATGTTGGCGCACCTGACTCCGACAATGCGTTTCTCAACCGTTGCTGGTCGGAGGCCACCGCACTTGTGGTGGCTTTCGTCGGGACTGCCACGGTCAACGCAGATGTTTTACTGCGGGCCAAGATTGAATGCGGATCGGAACTATTCCACCGCCGTTCTGCCCCCAATGGGATTGCGCAATTTGCAACCCTTGATGGTGGTTCGGCGGTGCGAGTAGCCCGTGACCCGATGATTGGTGCCTATCCGTTGCTTACACCCTATGTTGGTTTGGGTGTCGCGTGATTGGTGCTGCACGAACTGCGCTGACTGACATTCTTACGGATGCCGGTTTGCGTGTGTTTGCGTTTACCCCAGAACGTGTTACACCCCCGGTCGGCATTCTTGTGCCGTCCGGTGACTGGGTCACGTCGGGAGACACCTTTGGCGCATTCCGAATCGGGTTTGATGTCACACTCATCGTTGACCAAGCGGCCAACGAAACCATGATTACCGCACTTGACGATTTGGTCGACGACACGCTCGACGCGATTGCCCCCGAACCGGGGTTCTACGCATCACAAGTTGGCGCACCGTCGCTGATTGAGATCAGCGGCGCAAACTATCTGTCAACCGTAATTACTGTTTACCAAAACACCACACTCTAGGAGAGTAAAATGGCAATCCCCACTTCTACATCAGCACGCATCAAAGCAAACGCTTTGCAGCTCACGATTGACGGCGTTGACTACTGGGCTGACTTCAGTTCTGTCGTCATGCAGTCTGAGGATGCATCAGCAGATGTCAACACCTTCTACGACGCATCGCTTGGCGGCCGTCGTGACTTCTACTTCACCGTATCCGGTGTGCAGTCCACAGAGGCAACGTCGTTCTGGCGTGCAATGTGGACTGGCGCAGGTTCAGAGGAAACGTTCATTTACGCACCTCACGGCAACGCCGCAGCATCAGCCGACAAACCTCACTTCACCGGAACTGTCCGCCTTCCTGCAAAGGGTGCGTTTCAACTTGGTGGCGAAGCATCAGCAGACGGCACGTTCGCGTTTGACGGTGTCCGCATGGACATTGTTGGCGAAGTAACGCTTGACACCACCCCGTAAGCGCTGACGACGTGGGTACGGTCATTGGTGGTCAGACAGATGGTATTTACCTTCTGCAGGACACTAAAGGCCGTACCTACATCAAAGGGTTGAACGAAACCCGGCAGAAATTTCTTGCGATGGGTGGAGATCGGAACTTGTTTGAAAAATGGGTCAAGCAGTCGGCAATTATTGCGGCTAAAGAGGCCACCCGGACTGCACCGAAGATTACTGGTGCGCTAGCGTTGTCTGTTCGTGGTTACGCATCAAAGAAAGCGTTTATCAAGAACAAGGTGACGGGCGGCGTGGATTCGCGCATGGTGTTTGGTGGTCTGGTTGTTGCTGGTTCAGGTCGTGTGCGAAACGTGCTTCAGGGTGGTGTGGCAACCGGGGAAACAGTGACCACGGGTGTTCAGTACGGTCGGGCCGTATCGCTGGGAACATATCATGTCGCTGGGCAACAATCTGCAAACGGCAATCGAACATGGCGTAACACCGTTCGTGGTCGAGGCAACCCTTACATTGTTCGGGCAAGAAACAAGATGAAACCCGTCATGGTTAACTTGCTAAATTACCAAATGAACAAATACATAAAGCAGAAAGGCTTTAGAACAAATGGACTTTGAGAACATTACCCTAGGCGAAATCGCCGAAATTGAGGACTACGCCAAGATGTCGTTTAGCGAAATTGGCGACGACAAGCCGGGCGTTTACCGTCTGCGCATCGGGTTGGCATGGATCATGAAACGCCGCATCGACCCGACGTTCACAATCAAGCAAGCTGAAGCATTGACCCCGACCGACCTGACCGACTTGTTCGGTGCGGATGAGCCGGACGCAGTAAAAAAATAAGGGATGACCGGGCGCAGGTGTTGGCAACTTTGGTTGTTGGTGCGCGGCTCTCGGTCACGGAGATACAACGTTTGACAATGCGTGAAGTGAACGCGATTGCGAAAATGATGAACGGAGGCAAGTGATGGCTGCATCGAACATGATTGTTACGCTGGCCATGAATGCCACGAAGTATGCGTCGGGTTTGCGCACAGCAGGGGCTAAAACGAAGTCGTTTGGTGATTACACGACAAAGGCGTTCAACGTCGCTCGTGGGGCCATGCTGGGGCTTACGTTGGCTGTTTTGCGTTATGTGCCGACCATTCTGAACATGGGTGCGGAGTCGCGTAAGGCTGACATCCAGTTGCAGTTCATGTTGGAAACGATGAACGGTGTCAGCGCACAAACCACCGAAACAACAAAACGTATGGCCGCTTACGCCGATCAGGTCAACAAAGCGACTGGTATTGATGACGAGCAAATCAAAGCTGTTCAGCGCAAACTGTTGGTGTTCAAGTCGTTGCGTAGTACCGCCGGCGACATGGGCGGCACGTTTGACCGGACAACGCAGGCCGCGATTGACTTGGCTGCTGGTGGGTTTGGCACCATGGAAACTAACGCAATCAAACTTGGTCGCGTGTTGGAAAATCCAATTGCCAATCTGAACGCCTTAAGTCGTGCCGGCATCACGTTCACCGAGCAGGAAAAGCGAAAGATTGCGCAGCTCATCGACTCCGGCAAACAGTTTGAGGCACAGGACTTGATTCTGAAGTCGATTGAGAATCGGGTGTCTGGTTTGGCGGAGGCATCGGCAACCCCGTTTGAAAAACTTCAGGCTCAATTCCAGCAAATTGGTGACGCGATTGGTGAGCAGATGTTGGGGCCGTTGGAGGACATCAACAAAGAGGTTTCGGTCTGGTTGGGTACACCGCAGGGCCGTAAGGATGTTGAGGCAATTGCTGACGCGTTTGTTGAGGGTGCCAAGGGTGTGCGTGACATGGCATTGTTCTTGCGCGAGGTCAAAGGGTTTTTGGACGGTATCACTTCGTTCAACATGGACTGGGTTGCCGAGTTGCGCAACTTCCGCAACGACATTCTAGGAATTAGTCAACCGGGTGCTAGGGGTGACAACTCTGGTCGCGGTCAAGGATCGGAACCGTTTGGTGGGACATCGCGCATGGGCACGAAAGGCATCGTTGTCAACTTCAATGCCCCGGTCGACTCGGTTAGTGCTGGGCGTGAAGTGGCGCGTGTGCTGGCAGATTACAGCCGGGCAAACGGGGTCCGCTAATGGCGTTACCAATCATTGAGGATCCGCTTTACGGTCAGATGACGTTAGAAACGTCGGCGTGGGCATCGACGTTCACTTGGGTTGACCGTACCGCGGACCTTGTTGCAGGTGTTAATTATTCGATTGGTGGCCGTGTCGGGACTCCCGGACAATCGCAGGTTGATGTCGGAACGCTCAATGCGACGTTCAAGAATTTGGCGATTGCACCGTTGGTTGGTGACTTGGTGCGTTTGCGCCGCACCGGAACAACAGATTATGCGTTCATTGGGTATGTGCAGGATGTGTCGCAACAGGTTGTGTTTGACAATTCTGTGTCACTCAACACACCCGTCGTGTTGACGACAATCAACTGTTTGGACTGGGTCGGTTACATCTCCCAATTTCAGGTTGTTGGGGTTGGTGGTTTGGCTGTCACCACCTACGCCAAAGAAACCTATTATGCGTATCAGTCACGCGCTCGCGCACTCAACAACGTGGTCGACGCGACCAACGCAACGCAGCTCATCGCGTTCGATTCCACAGCGGCATCAAGCGTTGTCGGCGACACCGACTTTGTGGGCACAATCTCCGACCATCTTGACTTGTTGGCGGCCACAGACAACCTTTTCTGGTATCCGACATTGAACTTGCCGACGAACAAGACGACTGGCCGGACAGGTTTGATTCAGATTCGCCCGTTGACGCTTGCGCCGTCATCCGGTTACACGTTTACAGACGTGGCAGGTTCCGCCGGGCAACTTCACTACACCGAAATTGACTTCGAATCGTCGTCGCAGAACGTCGCCAACACCATTGTGATCAACAACCAGTCCGTCATTACTGACACAAACGACAAAGAAGTTACCAAACGCGGTGGCGCAAATATACCGAACTACAACATTGTGAACGGTGTTGAAGTTGTGTCTGTCCCTTACGACACAAACTGGCAAGCAACAGACGCGACATCCATCACGACCTACGGAAACCGTGCGACCGAGATAAGCACAAACTTGGCTGGCATCGTTCAGGATCTGAACTTGATTGGAAACCCGTCGCTCGAGTATTCCGATGAGGGTTACACGACACAGCAACAGCGCATTGCTCGACGCAAACCGTTGGACAACAGCACATCGTTTAGCTCGTATCACGGCGAATGGGCGTTGCGATTCCGTATTGCGTCGGCGGCAACATCACCCGAAATTCGTTACACCGGGTCGGAGGCTGACGGTGTGCCTATCATTCCCGGTCAGGCGTACCAGTTTCAGGCGGCAGGTGCGCGTGGTGCGCCGAACCGTGCCGACGTGCGTGGCCGTGCATTCATTCGGTGGACGGACGAGGCTGGCTCAACAATCTCAACAGCATTTAGCTCACAGACCACGTTCGGATCAACGCCATACGTTTGGCAGGTTATGAGTCTGACATCGACGGCCCCAGCGAATGCTGAACGTGCGACAGTTGGAATCGAATACAACCGCAGCGGCGGAGGACAGTTTAGTGCTGGGGACCAATTCTGGGGCGACGGATTCGTCATGCGTAAATCGTCATCCGGCACGGCCGTAACCTACTTTGACGGTGACAACGCCAGCGACACATCATTCCAATACATCTGGACTGGCGAACTCGGCCTGTCACCCACATTCAAGGTCACAAACAACTTGGACAACATCGCGGCAACTTACCTGTCGAGGTATTCAACGACGAGCAACCGGGTGACACGCATCCGTTGGAACGCGCAAGAGGACTTGACCAAAGTTTCGCTGCTGCGCGTCGGGCGAACGGTGGACATAATTTACGACGGCACGACAACTACACACCGCATCGTCGGGGTGGACGGCAACATCAGTCCAGACCGATACATGATCGACTACTATCTGGAAAAGGTATAAACATGAAAGAAATAATCAAGCGGGTTTTCCGCATCGCATCGTTCGCTCTCGGCGCTGGAATTGCTGGGTTGGGTGCTGGGTCGGCTATCGGGCTTACAGTCGCCCAGAGTGCCCTTATGGGGGCGCTCACGGGTGTTCTGGGCATCTTTGGTGCGCTGGCATTCATCTACGCAGGCAAGGGCACAGTCAACGACACCGACTTTGATTCAACAATCAACTCGGCAATCGAAACCGCCCGTGCAAAAGACGGTGGAAAGAATGCCAAGTGACGGAGTCGTCGTAACACTCGAACGGATCTACGACAAACTGATTGAGTTAGAGCTGCGAATGGGTGACCACCCGAAACAGCTTGACGACCACGAACTGCGAATCCGCAATCTTGAAATGAAAGTATGGGGTTTTGCCGGGCTGTCCGGCATCGCCGCCGTACTCGTTTCACTCATCATTACAAACACAGGAGGATAACAATGGACGTTGATTACGTGAGACCATGTAAAACACGCGAGGTGCGCGACAACTTCGACGATCACGTCAAGCGTGGTTCCAAGATGCCCGGACTCGACTACGCCTGCAAGACGGGTGACAAAGTGTTTGCGACCGCAAAGGGTGTTGTTGTGTCTTGCTCGAACAACCCTGACCAAGTGTTGGGCAAGAACGTTGCCATTCGTCACGGCGACGGGAAAATCTCGTACTACCTGCACCTGTCCAAACCTGATGTGTCGAACGGGCAACGGGTCAAGGCTGGCGAAGTGATCGGGTTGTCTGGCAACACGGGTACGACCAGCACCGGGCCACACCTGCACTTTGCAATCCGCAACGCGCGTGGCGTATTTATCGACCCTGCGAAGTTGTTGCGTAAAGAGTTGGCGGAGAAACGTGCGGAGGCCGCCGAGGTTGTTGCCCCGGTTGCCGAGGTTGTCGCCGAGGTCATCCCCGAGTAGGTTCTTATCCTTTCTCCCTGTTCGGGTGGGGCGGTCAACATTAGGGGTTGACCGCCCCTGTTTATGTGATACATTATTGCCACCTACTAGCCAAGGAGTAAAAATGCGTTACACCCAAGACTTTCTCGTTCTGCTCGCATGGTGCGGCTCAATCTACGTCGGATACTACATCCTTCGATGGTTGCTCTCATTCCTGTGACCCCGTGCGGATCCTGCGGCCACATCAACCTGTGGGCCGAACGCCACCCACACCCGGACGTAGTACGCGCCGAACTCGCCGCAATCATCTTTGAACGGCACGAGGCCGAACAAGCAGCACACCAAGACTTCATCGACCGCCTGCGCATCCGAATGCGCGGAGATGTCGACATATCACGTCATAGCCTTATGGCAGAATTCACTCGACAGCGACTCGCAGCTGGAGAGAGGATATTGCGTGAACAACAAAATCGAACGAATGGTGGCACGGTCACTAACTGACGAATGGTACAAAGCACG